TTCCCTGTGTCCGTCGTAAAGATGATTCGAACTCCGATCAAACGGGCATCTTCCGTGGCCGTATCGTTAGCGTCACTTACATCTCGGAATACTCTGAAGTAGCAGAGCTGATCGACAGCTGGACTGCCTGCAATTGTGATTGCGCCACTCTCAGGCGATAAATAGAGATCCTCTGCCGTGCTCTGGCCAGCGTCATCCACCGTTACGGCTGTGCCATAGGCCACATCTATTGTGTCACCGTCGCCAACCGCTACGCCCTGGAGCGCCCATGTTACGCCGTCCGTGTCCGTGGCTGTGGTGGTCCACACCGCCCTGAAGGTGACTGTGCCTTCGTCCCAGCTCTTGGGGAAGAATATTTGGAACTGTGCGTGTTCGTCTGCCGTAGCATCAAAGTCCAAGACCTGCATGTCGGGCCGATCTGCGGTCGTTTCTACGTCAACCAACGCCGCGCAGCCGTTGGAGACCGTTGGTCTCATGGCCGCTGTCGGGATCCAAATAGTCTGCTTGCCGGGGGAAGCGAAACCATTAGCCGAGATCCAGCCAATCATCCGCACAACATTCGCCGCCGTTGAATAGAACAACCCCGTATCGCCAGCCGCCGTGGTGATATTCTCTGCGCCCAAAAGGTCAAGCGTTCCGGCCCCGTGGGTCATGGTCAAAGCACCATCAAACTGCAAAACGAACAATCGGCCGATACTGACTGTCATGGCGCTAAAGCCGGTGGTGCCGGTAACGTCAAACATTTCACCGTCAGTGTCAATCACCAATGGAGAAGCACTGGCGATATCCCCGCCCTTGGGATAATGGCGCAAACCGTCTACATCGCAAGGTGCGCTAACCGCTTCAACATTCGTGCCATCACAAACGACTTCTTGCAAAAAGCCCTGCGGAACCGTGACAATACCCCCTGTCGCACCACCAACCGTGACAGCATAAGCCCCACCGGTCGCGTTCCAAATGAGGTATCGCTTATTGCGCAACGGAACGATAATCTTTTCCGCTGCCGTAAGCGTCCCCGTGGCCTTGACCACTGCGCAGTGGCTTTCGGACGTATTAGAGCCGTCAGAATGTTCCGCGTATTGGGTGTCATTCAAAGTGTAATTGGCACCCCCAAGAGAAGCCAAACTGATGTTGGTGATGTCAGCAATGGCTTCTTCAATACGGGACATGGCCGTATTGGCCTTGGTTCCCCAAGTACCTGAGTTATCGCCAGTGCCTTGTTTTTCAAATTTTAAAAGATCAGAAGCTGAAGAGGACATTTACTTTCTCCTATGCCAAACGAATAAGGGCGTTGGAGGCATCAGCCGTTGGGAAGACAATAGTGAACGTTCCCGTTGTGACTGTGAAGTCACCGCCAAAGGCCAAAACACAGACCGCCGTATTTGAATTTGAAGTATTATATATCAATGCCCCATTTGCTGTAAAACTCGAGCTGGTCCAACTTGGGTCAGTGAAATCCACATAAGCCGTAGTGCTGCTAGTCGCTATCGCACCGCCCGTGAGCGTAGCGCCTCCTGCGCTATACCCCGTACCGCTAGTTTCGTTTGTAGCACTATAAACCGTTGTCGTAGCGCCTAGAGTTGCTGAACTCGTATAGAGCGCGATTTTAAACGTATCTGTGTTCATGTCATGCTCTTTATTCAAAAGCTCACTTTTGAAACTTGTGCATAATGCTTGACTTATCGCCATAGCTAGGCTCCTGCTCCGTATTCGTTTAAGTAAATTCGTTTAACTTCTGCGCCCAACCGAGCAATCTCTTCTTCGTATCGTGTCTTCCAGTAAGCTGTTTTTTCAACATGGTGTTTATACGCCCCCGCTTCCCAGAGACAAGCGTACATTAGCACGTCTTCTTGCGTATCACCAAGCCACGTCGTCGTATTACTGCCACTGAGACCAGTCGGTAAGCGAAGATAATAGATGGTATAGGCATAAGTGCTATTGGGCGTTGGACCAAAGAGGATAGTCGTCTCGTTACTTTCAGCATAATACACCGGCTGCGCCGTAGTTGTTGAAGTGGCGTATTTATCCTTTAAGTAAGAGTCTAGGCGACGCTCTAAAAACACCTCAGCACTGCTTACGGTAATACTAACCCCCCGTATAGTGCGTGTCCCCGTAGGGGTCGTTAAAGTGGCAGTGCTGGTCACTAAATTGCCTGTACTGGTCGTACGGAACGCTGGTAAGTTAGGGGCGTCTTTAAATATGCGCCGTTCAGCCAATTCAATGATCTGGGGGATATCGGCAACAAACTCAGTGCCGTCATCTTCATACCAATTTTGAATCTTGGTAACTAAGGTATCATAATTCATTAGTTAAATACCCCATTCATCTTCGCCCCATGTTTCAACTCCCCAACCTCCATCGTCAACGGCGACTGATACGGTTCCGACAGCAGTTGTGGAACTAAAGCCAGTTTCTGTTGTGCCTGTTTCAATAGTGCCAAGGGCGCTGGTCGTTTGCAAACCAGTTTCAGTAATTTGCGCAGCGCCAGAAACCGTACCGACAGAGGTTGTGACTTCAAAGCCGATAATGTTCGGATTTTGTGTTGGTATTTCCTGCTCACTGCCACTAAGGAAAGCAAACGTACCCGTGACGCCGTGGCGCATGACAATACGAATATCTTCTCGCTCATTGATCGAAGGTCGCGGCTGATAGATTTCCTGAGCATCGAAAGCCGTTCGCGGAGTAAGCGCAGGGTGTTTCGGTTCCCAACAATCGGGGCAAACTCGCAAACCAGTCCATTCAGTTTGAAGAGAGCGGTATGAAATTTCGAAACCACACCTGTCGCAGATGGCTCGGCTTTTCCTACCTGAGGCGTATCTCGCCATATCATGCTATCGCCGACGTTGGAATAATCCGTAACGTCGCCCTTTCCCCTTCATCGGTTGCGGCATGGTCAAATGCGTCTAGTGCTTGCTGTTTGAGTTCTGCTAACCGTATTGAATCAAGGGTCGGTATCTTTGTGTAGATACGCAAGGCCAAACCGGCGCACATGGCGTCTGTCCATCTGTAAGGTATATCAGCGTCCTCGTTGCTGCTCGTAACGTCTTCGACTTGCATGAGCGCCCAATAGACAATTATGTCCGTACTGTTTTCCGGTACTTGCCAGAGGTAGATCTGCGGCGTGTATTGCCGGTCAAAGAAAAATTGTGTCGGGAGACCTTCGGTCGTTTTATCGGGCAGCGCGTTATAATCGGTAAGTGAAATACGAGTCATAGAAGTGTCCGCACTCGACCGGCGAACTACTGCACTGATAACGTCCACTGTACCAGCGGCCAATGTATAGGTCGCTGTGCTTTCAGTAAGGGACAAGGTAGTCTCAACTGTGGTCCAATAGTTAATGCCACGAGTTGCCCAATCCGCAAACATGATGTTTAGGCTGCGCCTACTCAGCCGTGCTTGATAGCCGGTGAGCTGTTGTGCGTCTATACCACACCGTTCCCAAGCCTCAACAATAATTTCATCAATGTCTGGCCGAAAAGTATATGTTCCACTGGTTGCCATTATTTAATCTCCGTCCAGTGCCAACGCTAATTGACCATATCTAGCTTCCGTTACCCGATTGGGCGATATGAAGAATCGCACTTCCCGTAGTAAAGGCAGTAAAGGCTAATCGGCAAGCAACCGGAGGATTGGTATAGTTGCCGTCAAAATCGACTGATTTGCCAGTGATAGTATCATGAGTAAATACGGTTTCATCCCCTTCCGTGTAGCTTGGGGCCGTAACATTTGTCCAAGTATGTTGGACAGCATAAGTCAATGTACCGCTTACCACATCAACACCAAGGCCGACATTAAAGCCAATACCTCGGTAATTGAGAACGTACCATTGACTTTCCGCAAGACCGTCAATTCCAGCTTCAGTAGCTCCCGCAGATCCAGTGCTGATTGTTAGCCGATCAACTCGCCCAAAGTTCAGTGATTGAGAGGAACTCGTACCGGTATTGGCCCCGGTTATGGTTTCGGTAAACGTATCGCCATAGCGGTTTTCACCTGTCACCAAGATAGTCGCCGAACTGTCGTCCCCTGCCGAGTAAATGGCCACATGCTGAGCGGCCCCTGCGGCTGCAAGATCAACATACCCGTTTACGCCGACTGTAACCGCCGAGCCAGAAAGCGTTCCTGCTGGCGTTACGGAAGTGACATGAGAAAACCGCTCGGTTCCCAAAACAATTAAGCTGGTGTCAGGACCAGTGATGGTTTCGGTGAGACCGTTACCGTTTTCGTCTATGCCGACAATAACGAACGTACCGCCTGTTTCATCTCCGCCGCCACTTTCAATAAGAATATACGCCCCTTTACGAGCCGAATAGTCGTGAACCTTAATGGTCATGGCCGTAGCGGTAACCGGCACGGCTGAAGCAACAATGCCGTCTGCATCATAGCCCGTGGCCAATGCGCCATTGATTAAATAGTCAAGGCGAGTAGCTAATAGCGTTTCAGTTGTGGAGATGCCGTTCCTGTCTAGGACGGTAGGTGCAAGAGTGATAGCCTTTACTTGTGGCATCTTTATATCCTCTTCAGATTAAACGGCGGGGGCGAACCCCCGCCTATGATAGAAATTATACGGCAGCAGTGCCAAGTACGATGCCGTGAACGTCAACGCCCACAGAGTCAGCTACATAGCTTTCCATGGAGCACATATTGCCGATATCGTAGTTTGCTGCCGTAGTCGCCAGACCACCGACAAGATGATTATTGGCGAACATCCCAGTCGCGCTAGCATCAAGTTCGACAGCCAGATCGCCAGCCGAGGTAGAACGGTTGATGATGTAGTTGCCAACAATGCGAGCACGGAGAATTTCATCACAAGACCCCGGAGTTGTATTGTCCAGCGCATGTTCAGTGAAATGACCATCAATGTAATTGTTTTCAAGGACCAAGTCGTCACAACCATCAACGACAATGCCCGAAGTGGAGCTGGCCGTATGAAGCGATTTAATAAGACAGTTGCGAATTTCTACGAACTGTGAGTCCGTAGCCGTAATATGCGTGGTGAACTGCGCAGTCGCATGGACCACAGTTTCGCAGCCATCGACAATGCAGCCATCAGCCGTAATCGTAATAGCATTGGCGACGGTATCGTTCGTATCTTCAAGAACAAAACGGATATTGTAGAGACCGCAGTTTGCCGCACTCATGGCAACTGTGCCGTCAAAGGCACCAACCGTAATCGTTGGGCGCAAAGCCCCAGTACCGAGACCAACCACNTGAACACCGATAACGTCCATAGCGATATTGGCCGCGAGTGTTTCTGCGTGTCCCGCTTTGACCATGATAATGTCGCCATTGCTGGCAGTGCATTTACCAATCGCATAATCAATGGTCGCCCAAGGACGTTGGTGTGCGCCGTCATTGCCATTAGAACCTGAGCCGCTGTCAACCCAGTAAACATTGCCGCCATAGGTATTTAGAACAGGCATACCCTGAATGACGACACCAGAAGCAAAACCGTTGGGAAAATTGGAAAAGGGCATGATTTAAACCTTTCGTTCATGCTGGCCGAAGCCAAGAGTTAAGAATTAACCGAACTTTGTGAAGCCTACCCTATAACGACTGTGAATAGCAAATAAAAAATAAAAAAAGACCCCCGTCGAAACGGGGGTCGAGTTAACAGGGAGGTAANGGGAATTAGGCTCCAGGAGAACCGTAAATACCGCGCCAATCGGTCCAGCCGAAGCTATACCGTTCGCGGCACTTATACCGAATATTACCGGTTTCAAAATCGCCTTCCATGCCTTTTTTCATTGCGGCACGTTGGAAATATTTCAAACCGTCCGAGCAATCGGTTTTAATGAACCATGCGTCAGTGTCTGTGAGACGCTGAACAACATGATAACCATTGGGGATATACCCCGCCGAATTGATCGCGTTGATATCATTATCAGCCGTGGCGGTACGAAGTTGCGACTTAAGAAGACGCTCAGCCGTAAACACCAATTGCGGAGGAATGACCAAAGTTTTCCCGGTAAAAGCCGCCGGAACATTTTTATCATCCTTAGCAACAGAGATATTAATCAACAATTGCTCAAGACTGGTTTCAGTCAGATCCGCAGCGGTAGTCAGTTCATTAGACTGATTGCCGCCAGCCGTGGTTGGATGGTCAGTAGCCAAAAGCTCCTTACCGTCGCCGCCCGTAAAGGAAGAATTGAACCCGTTGTTCAATACAGTCGCACCCGTAATGTCTTTGGTGTGGGCCATAGAACGGGCCAACGCCTTAACATACCGGCGACCAAGAGAACCATAGAGGTTATCTTCCTCAGCTTCTTCCGTAATGGAAAAGGCCAAGGCATAGGTGAGGTGGTTATAGCGAGCTGTCCAAACTTCCGACGCAGTTTCATATGAAACCATGCTGCCTTCAGATTTTTCTGGAGCTTCGCTAAAGCCTTCAAGCAGAACATCTTCTTCAAACGCTTTTTCAGAAGTGTTGTAATCGAAGACCGCTTTCCACTGATCTTTATACTGCTTATATTCCAGACCGAATAAGGCATTCAGTCCTGGTTGGAGTTCAGCAGCGAATTGTGCTCTATTCATAGCCATGCTCTAAACTCCCGCAGTGCCGTCAGCATCAATATGTTCATTGTATTCATGCTGATAAGGTTGAACTTCAAGGTTTACGTTGGTTCCCCAACCGTTCCCTGGTGAGTCGATTTTGCCCAAAACACGGAAGCCAGCGGCACCCGTACTAGTTGAACCGTTAAGTTCGTGAGCAGAAGCGCCCGTGGTCGTACTGCCCGTACCGGCAACATGGTCGCCCAAGTTACCAACGTCAGCTGCTACCGTGGACCCTGCCGATTGAACCCCAAAAATAATATTGGGATCATCATAAACAGTCGCTTTAATATCGGTTGCCGTAGTCGTATTGGGCCAATATTTTGCATAGACCTGTTTACCGTCAGCGGCCACATAGCTTACGCCAGCGAATACACCAACAAACCGTTCACCCGCCGCAGCAAGTTCAATGCCACCACCAGCAACCAGCTTAACTACATCACCGGGAAAAATGTCGGTATTGTAAGCGGAAGCGATAGTGTACTCACACGGACGGATAGTGCCACCAGTTAGGTGACGAAGAGGCCAGAAACCTCTCGGAGCATCTTTATTTGCCATTCCGAATATCCTTCGTTAAAGTTAATCTTCCGCGACCTTTTGGCCACGATTGAACCCGGCATCCCGTGTTTTCGTTACACGAGCATGGCCGGACTTTACGCCGTCTTTTAACGCACGATCAACAAATTCAGTTTGATTATCTGTTAAACCTTGAAAATGCTCTTCACGAGCCAAAGCCCGTTCTTCAGGAAGTTCACAAAGAACCATACCTTCAACACCAATACAGCCTTCAAATTGTCCATGCCCAATAGTGGGGGCATGAAAAGAATCAGAAACAGTATCAGCAGGTCGGGGAACCCAACCTTGTCTCATGCGTCTAGCTACTTGTTGCGGAATATCGTCCCCCAGAATCGAGGTGCCGACCCAACGCTGCCTATACCCTTCCCGTGCAGGAGGGGCTTCTAATAGATTTGCGTCATCCCACGGTGCGCGAGTTTCATCTTCGCGGGAAGGATGGACTGCTTCAGCTTCGCGTACTTTTCTGCCCATAATTAAGCCTCCTTCGCCAGTTCTACTGCATAAGCCTCAAACTCTTCCTTAGTGGAATAGCCCAAGTCTCTTGCAATTTGAAGTTGGCGCTGAGTCATTATGATTCGACCATCCTTTGTCTTACCTTGGCGCTTTAAACTAGACCCTTTGGTCGGGGCCGTCGGTGGCTTAGAGCGCTTAGTGTCGTTTGGGTATAGCTCAGGAAATGTTTTTTGTAAACGATTATCTAACTCTTCGTAATATTTCATAGAGTCTTTATCATACCCTTCGTTAGTTAATTGGACATCAAAGGCGCGAGCTTGGGCGCTTTCAGTTTCAAATTCTGGTGCGTTGAACCAACGATTTTTATTCCACCAGATCATCGCTTCCTTTGGCGTTTGTTCCACATATTGTTCCGAGAGTGGCTCAGGTGCGGTTTCGGGTGCGGTTTCCCGCGCAGCCTTTTCTTGATCCATTTGATGCGCTTTATTGCGCAGATCTGTTAAGGCCTCGGTGAGTTGGATTTGTTGATCAGTGTCGCCTTCCTCAACCGCTTGGCGTAAATTCGCCCGGATTTGGCCGTACTGTGCTTGAAGTTGCTCTGTGTCTTTTTGGCCGACGCCTGATTCTAAATCCTCAAGGCGTTTTTTAAGATTCTCTTTGTCATTGCGTTCTTGGGCGAGTTGCTGTTCTAAACTGCCTTGAGCAGCTCGCATCTGATCAATACGCTTTTGGAACCGCCCTTCGGGCTTTGGTTTTTCTGGCTCCGGCTCCGACTCTGGTTCGTCTTCAACAACGGCCAAGAAGTCAGGGACCGCGTCCGGTTCCGTAGGGGTCTCAGGTAATTGAACCTCTTCTTCAGATTCAATTTCTTCTTCTTTTTCTTTTATTTCTTTGTCTGCCATGATCTTTCCTTTCTACGTGGTTCAGGTGTAGACTTTGATAGCGGCGACGTCATGAACCACGGCAATGACCTCGTCGTCGTTAATAAAGCGATATTCTTCGTCTCCGATCTCCATTCGGAATTGAGTAAATTTAGGGACAATAATCATGTCCCCAACCGCACACCATGGACCAGAAGACCAGGGAATACCTGAATCTCTGTCATGATACGCTAACTCGCCCATACTAACTACTTCCGCAGTTATGGACATATAGGACTCGGCTTCTTTGATTTGGTCCGGCAGCAGGATGCCGCCTTTGGTTTGTTCTTTGGGTTTCGGTCTTTTGATAAGAACTTTCCACCCCTTCGGCGCAAGGGCTTTAGTCATCTTCATTCATCCTTTTTACAGCTTCATAGGTTAAATCACTTGCTTGCATTAAGCCACGAATACGACCAGTTATCTCCTTATACTCTTCAAAGGACGTACAGCGACCTTCACTTACATGTTCGCTTAGAGCTTGCACTTCTTCGGCGAACAGCTTTCTTACGCTTACTAGCGTTTCGCTTATGGACATTCTTCTTTCTTCCTTTCGGCTTGGTGGTAGTCTGTGGGTAATTACTACGATTCATTAAACTTGACCTCCAGTTTGTTCTCCCGCCAATAACCGGAGGGTTTCTTTAAATGGTTTGTCAAGGGCTTTTGCCGCCGCCGCAAATCTGCGGGGGCTGATTTCTTTGCTAGTTATCTTTTTCCGCTCTAGCCACTTCTTAGCGGCCCGGATTTCTGCGGCGGCGACTTTAGTGGCTCGTGACATAAGAAGATACCTTATCTTTAATAGTGAACCATAGGATTCTCATAGAAGGATAGTATATCCACAATTCGCCCCATCCTTCTTTAAAAAAGGAAACGGAACCGGCCCACCTGTCATAATGGCAACGGATACCCATTCCATAAAGCAGGTCATGTGGGGGTTGTTTACGCCAAGGGATCAAAGGACGCTCCTCTTTACAAATCGGCTCATGGCCCAATAAAGGAAAATGGCTCGCCAAGTGCTGCCCTTCTCAAGAGCCTTCATCACTTTGGGTATGTACTTGGTAAACATCGTTTTAGCGATTTCATCACGGTTTGGATGGCTGCGCAACAGGTCAGCACCTAGCGGAGCCTCACGATAGTATTTGCGGATCAGCCACTTGGCGATCGGATGATTATAAAGTTTATCGCGTACCTTGCGGAAGGTTTCTAGCTCGACGCAATTATCCGGCTTACCCATGACTTCGCAAGCCGCCGTTGTCAAGAAGCAGTCGCCGCCATCACCACCATCACCACCACCATCACCCGTACCGCCGACTACCGTGCTATATTCCTCTGGGTTCTTAGATATTTCATTTTGTAACTCGCTGTAAGTGAGATCGCCGATAAAGTCTTTTGCTTCAGCCCTGAAAGGCGCGTCTTTAGGCCCATACTGAAGGTAAGTTCCAACAGGAGCGGTCCCTCCTCTCTCAATCCCAACAGGAGCCGTAGAGAGAGAATTGTAATTATTCAAAGGGCCACTTTGATAAAAGACGCCCCCCGGATATTCTTCGTCAAATTCACTTGTTTTGCCGCTCATAAAGCCCTGACCGGTAATAGACAGGCTATCGGGATCAAAGGTCGGGTTGCCCAAATCCTGATACGCACCCATGCTATTAGCAAGGCTACCCAAAGGCCCAAGCAAAAGAGTTCCCGGCCCCGCCAAAAGAGAGCCAAGCCCCATTATTCCAGCGCCGACTTTAGCAGACGTGTTTAAATCACTGTTAATCATGGTGCCAGCGGTCCCATACGGACCTTTATTCATTACACCACCCATAATATCGGCGGGATCGGTACTGATGTAGCTCCTATTCGGTTGGGCGTGTAAATTACTTGGATCGGTAACGCTTATTTTCTCTGGTTTGCTAGTAAAAAAATCAGTAAAAACGTCCGCAATACTCTTATCAGGCAGTAACGCTTCCGGGGCTGGCGCAGTCGTCTGTGGCGTATGTCCTAGATCAAAATCATAAGCGGTTATATCGTCTATACCTACTTCATATCCTGGCGTTAATGCCGCTGGGGGCGGCGCATCAAGGGGAGCGCTAGTAACGGCGTTTTTACCGTACATGGCTTGGTTGTTTGAAGACAAGACTACCGGAGCTAAATCGGCATTAGTCGATGTAATAGACCGAATCCCGGGGCGGTTCAGTTGATCTGCTACCACTTGAGGACTAGAGGGGGGGCCTACCCATTCAGGAGAACTGACTGTCATCAGATCCAGGGGCAGGTCTGTTAACAGAGGTTCTGTAAAATAGGGATCGGTCGGTTTAGGATCGGGTCTGGA